TAACAAACCAAAGCGTACTCCAAAGCATCCGAAAAAATCTCATGTTGTTGTCGCAAAAGTCGGCAGCAAAGTTAAAACTATTCGATTCGGACAGCAAGGCGTAAAAGGTTCTCCTAAGAAAAAAGGAGAGTCTGCGTCTTATGCTGCTCGTCGCCGTTCGTTCAAGGCAAGACACGCTGCAAATATTAAAAAAGGAAAGATGTCAGCAGCCTATTGGGCTGATAAGGTGAAATGGTGAACAAAACTTATACAAAATTAACGCCGGCTTCTACAGCTCCGGTACAGGTGGTAATGCTTGCAGATAAAGATGGGAATACTATTAATAGCTTTGGTTCTGCAGCAAATATTCCTATTGCTTCAGGAGATGTTACAGGTCTAAGTCATATTAATAAATTTGGATATAGGTCTAGCATTCCTAGCACTTTTCAGACAATCTGGGATGGAACTGTAGATTACTCATATCAGTCTGCCGCTGTAGTAAGTGCAGTAGCTGATAATTTGTCTGATGAAAATGGTACAGTATCAGTAGAAGGGCTAGATGAAAATTATAACTTTGTGTCCGAGACTATAACTATTGGAGGCTCTGCGTCTACTTCTCAATTTGTACGAGTATTTAGAGCTACACTCATAACAGCTAATACTGGAGATACTAATGTTGATGAGGTACGAATAAAAAACACAGGCACAGATGTGGCTATAATTACTGCAGGAGCAGGGCAAACTTTGATGGCTCTTTACACAATCCCTGCAGGAAAGACGGGCTACTTATTAAAAGTAGGTGGTTCTATAGATGCAAACAACGATGCTTTATTTAGGTTATATGCACGTCCGTTTAATGGATCTTTCAATGTAAAGATGCAGAAGGGCGTTTTTGCTGCAGGCTTTGACTATGAATATCCCGTGCCTCTAGTGTTTGCTGAAAAAACTGATTTGGAGATTAAAGCAGCCTCCCAAAATAATGTTGGAGCTGGAGCGATTTTTGATCTTATTTTAAAGGATAACTAAATAATGAAATATTTACTACTGGCAACCGCATTACTGGTTGCCTGTGATGTATCCGCCAGTCCTTACATTGAGATTAAATCTGAAATAGAGTATAAGGACTTTAAAATAAAAGACCAAGTGAATCATACACGGTTTGGATATGAGAAAAAATCGCTTGTACGAGGGAGAAGTATTTACTTTGAAGCTGGTCATATGACAGGCGGTTCTTCGTGGGAAGGAGGATACAAAACAAGACTATCAGATACTCTTATAATTAAGGGTAAGCTTGAAGGAAAAAGAGAACGGGGGATGGACTCTAAAACTAAATTAGAGACGGAGATTCGATATACATGGTAAGACTTGTATTAATTTTGGCTAGATTTGTAGCTTTTTCAGCTACAGCAGAGGAGTTAGTTGGTGATGATGTTATCCGAACAGATTCTACAACCACTAGTACGGTAACAACACAGTCAGATACTACGACTACTTTAAAGTCGCCTCCAGCTTCAGCTATTACTCCTACTATTAATACTTCTAATACTGATCTCTGTACTTTTGGGGTAGCTGGAGCTATACAAACGCAGATCTTGGGTATTTCTACTGGTACTCAAGTTACTGATGAAAACTGCGAAAGATTAAAGTTATCAAAGACTTTGTATGATATGGGAATGAAAGTAGCGGCTGTGTCTACACTTTGTCAGGATAGACGAGTATTTGATGCTATGATGATGGCAGGCACTCCCTGCCCTTACGAAGGAATGATAGGCGCAGATGCTCGAGCAGCTTGGGAAACAAATACAGAATTACAACCAGACTCAGAAAAGCAGAAAGAAAAGGGATTAAGTAATGGATCTAAGACACTACTTGGTAGCGCCGGCGTTGCTAGCTTACTCGTTCTCCTCCTACTCTGAGAGCTTTGATACAAGCCCTCAGTACGGAACTACACAGAACGCTGCGCAGTTTGGTTATAACTGGGTAATGCAAAATGTATTGCCCCAACAAACAGGGTTAAAAGTTAATGGAGTAGTTTACCAGTATACTACTATAAAAGAAACTGATGACAATTTATTGGTTCATGTACAAAATGAAAATGCAAGAGGGCCTGGCTACATTTTTAGATCAACAGATGATTGGTCAGGCTTACCAGGAAATACTATTAATAGAGTAGTTCCTGTAAATTCTATTGATATCTCTTATTGGGGTGAGGGGAGTATTGAAACAGAAGGTGTAGGGAGTGTTACAGATGCTGAAGTCTATTATTCGTATCAGTATACTCCTTGCGAAGATCCACAAAGCGATTCGCGCTGCCCAGGTTATATAGATTACACGGCAGTTATTACAGAGGAGAGTTTACAACTAGAAAATAGCGAACAATATATTCAAAATGAACTAGATAGAAAAGCCAACCTGAAAGCTCAAAAAGACGAGGAGGAAAGAGCCGCCAGGGAAAAAGTTAAAAAAGACGCAGCAGAAGATGTGAAGGAAAATTTAGAGGAGTTACTCGGGTCTATAAATACAGACCTTCTTAATACTCAATCTAAAGTAATTCACGATGCGCTTATGGCAACAAATTCTTTACCGCAAAGATATTTTGCGGTATTAAAAGGCGGCCAGTATAACGATGCAGTAGTGCTAAAGGATACTAAGCTGCCTGATGCAAAGAAAGGTGCAAAGGTTGGGTTAGCCCAACAAGTATTGCACGAAGAAATGGTTCAATCTCAATGGGATTAATCCATGAAACGGGGAGAAAACATGAAAAACTTGTTGTTATTTGCAGGTCTAGTTGCATTTGCAATTGGAGCTCAGGCAGAGGATATGGAGGTAGTAGGTAACGTAGAATCTAAGTGTGTAGTAGTGCCGGATACCGCAGGTGTTTTTGGCAACCCTACTCCAGATACACTAAGTTCCGACCCTTCTGACGGTGGAGTAGATCCTGTGGTTAGATACGACGTTATTCAAGCAAGCTATTATAAGGCGAAAATTACTCATCCAAATTCGTTTTCTGAAGCTCCCGCTTTGAGTGATGTTGTAAACTGGTCAGGTGACACTGCTACTTCTCAGGTATCTGATTCATCTATGTCCGGCTATGATGCAGCTAAGATTGAGTACGACAACGTAACTGAATTTTCGCTTACTGTTGCCGGAAGTACCTGGTTCAAGACTGAGACTTCTGCAGAGTATGGCTATGGCAAGGCCTTTCCTGCCGGCGTATATAGAGCTGTTGTGACGGCTGAATGTATCGCTATTTAATTTTATTGCTTTTGCTAACCTCTGGGCACTCTGTGAGTGCCCATGAGTTTACTCCTACATACCCTGTGTTAAAACAGTCATATGTTCAAGGAGTTCTGTATACTACAATGTCTCTATTTAATTTACGTCAAGACGTAGAGTATTATGAAGTAGAGGTATTTGACAATGATTGGAATAAAGTTCCTTTTGCAATAAAAAATAAGATAATTAAAACGGATTATCTGCAAAAGAAAAAGATAGAAGTTTATATTAGGGAGAGAGACAAAGATAAAGCAGTATATGTCTGCTCTAAATCAAAATTGATATTAGAAGGAGGAGGTAAAACTGCGGTAGAGTCAAGAATTTGTTCAAAGTTTAAATGAGATTATTAATACTATTATTAAGCGTGGTTTCTTTTAATGCTTTAGCAGCTTCCAGCTCTCTAAACTTAAATCTCCCAGCAACTCCAGGCTCATATGCTTCTGATAGAATCAGGGCAAATAATGTAGAGTGTTCTATGGCTATAGGCGCATCTACAAATTTAGAGTTTGGAGTAGTAGGAGTTCTTAATCAGAATGGGCCTTATATTAGTAATGTAGGCGTTATTCCAGAAGATTATAATAGTAACGATTTAGTAAAAGATGTGGGGGTGTATGCAAAAATTACTATACCGTTAAATGCTCCAAAAACAAGATTAGACTGCAATGAACTTTATAGATTAGAGCTTGAAATTAAAAGAATGGAGGTTCAAAAACTCAAGCAAGAAATAGCCAACCTCAAAGCCCTACAGTTCGAGGGAGACGACTAAATGGCCGAAGTTGAATTTGGAGGTATGACATTTAAAGGCGGGAAGATGATGATTCTTCTTACAGCCTTATCCACTCTAGGTGGAGCAACATGGGGTGTCTTTGAGTTTTATAAAGACTACATGGATATGAAAGAAATTATTGCAAATATTGATACTGACGAAATCGCAGCTAGAAATGCAGTAATAGAAACAAAACTTGATGAAGCTATAGATTATTCACGAAGTATAAAAAATGATTTACGGGATGACTTTAATCGTATGGAAAAGAATGTTGATCGTGTAGAGGACATGGTTCGTGAGAACGATACTAAAGTTGCAGAAATGATCGATAAAGCGACCGAAAGGTTTGACACTAAAAGAGATAGTTTGCAAAGCGATAATAGAGTCGCAATGGAAGCATTAGAGGATAGATTAAATAAAAAGATTCAAACAGTTTTAGATAATCCTTTGGCAAACTAGACCTAAGGAAGATATTGCTTCAGCTCGGGGAGGGGCAAATGGTAATAGATTTTGTTCAGCGAAGCTACGCTAGAGATATGGTTCTAGTGTGCTCAATAGGTTTAAATATGGGCTTCATAGTAGGGTTAGTGCTGCTATGAAAGTTAAAATTACTCTCACTAACGGGCACGTAGTAACAGGTATACTTGAAGAGGACTACAACGCTTTAAACGGAAGAGCAATTGATTGGATTCTAAATGATGAGCGCAATTTTATTCCTTTAAAAAGACCAGATGGGAAAGAGTTTCAACTTTCCAAAGCTGCAATCGCAACGATCGCAGAGGAGAATTAAAATGGAAATGATTTTAGATTTAGCCATGACTTTTTGGCAATGGGTAGTCTTTGGAGTACTTGTATTAATTGGATTTATTTCCAATAAATTTGATGGTCAGGGCGAGCATCGTGTAGGTTTTAAATATGCAGAAATGCCTCATATGACACCTCTTCCTATTGCTACGAAAGACAAAGGTTTCTTTAAAGCAATTTGGCATTGGTTAATGGGAGTTCGTCAATGGAGAATTCAAGACGATTTTTATTATGAGTTAGAAGGTGAGAAATATGTAATTCCTAAAGGTTTTGAGTTTGATGGCGCTTCTGTACCTAAGTTTTTGGCTATGTGGCTATCTCCTGTCGGGGTGCTTCTTATGGGCGGTCTTGTTCATGATTATGCTTACAAGTATGCAGCTTTAATGAGTGACACGGGTGGTCGACCTCATGTTCATCACATGGACCAAAAAACTGCCGATAAGTTATTTAGGGATATTTGTATTGAAGTAAATGGCTTCAAACTTTTAAACTATCTTGCTTACTGGGCACTTCGTGCCGGTGGCTTTGTGGCTTGGAATGGTCACAAGAAAAGAGGAACTCATCTTTAATTTTATAAGGTATTTAGATGTACGAAGAACAACAAAATATAATTATTGTTGATAATATTTGGTCAAATGTGGATAAAGTAAGAGAATATGCTCTTACTCTTACATATGACACTGAAAATTTTGGGAATCATTTTTGGAGGACTCCTGCTCAATTAGATATGGGAATGATTCCTGTATTAGAGAAATATGTTGGCTCTACTATTCTTAGGGATCATTTTTGGGAGGTTCCCCCAGACCCTACTAAGCATCACCATATGAATATGACTTTTTACAAAGTTATAAATGAGAACGGATATAATGCCTGGGCTAATCATATTCACCATGACGGAGCAGATTGGACAGGTATTATATACCTTGATCCAGATATGGGCCCTGAAGTAGGAACTCAGTTATGGAAACATAAGCTTAGTGGAGATGAATTTGCATTTGGACAAACTAATCATGTGAAAAAGAATGATGGAGGGTATGAAAGGTTTTGGGATAAAAGATGTGAGTCTCCCGAAGAATTTATACCTACAGATTATTTAGCTTATAAATATAATAGGATGGTTCTGTTTAAGGGAGGAATGTTTCATTCAGCTGTATATCCTCCAACTTTACCAGATCAATCAAGATTAAGTATGTTTTTATACTTTAACGTGGAGTATTAAATGAGTAAATATTTGCTAAAAATTATGGGAGAAAGAACTTCTCTAGACGGGGTCGCTCTTATTGCAATTTGTGGCGCTGTAATTCTTTTTGGAGGCCTTGCAAAAATTGCAGCTTGGGCAGGACTGGGGTATGGATTATATACCCTTTTAAAGACGGAGGACTAAATGAGCGATCATACAGTAGATTCAGACGTAGCAAAAGAGATTGATGCAAATGGTGATGGGCACATCTCAAAAGAAGAATGGGATATGCATATGGAGTTCAAGCGCAAAGAGCTTGAAGATAAAGACGCACAGCGTGATGCAATCCGTAAGATGGCTTGGTTTTCATTGATCGGTCTTTTGGTATATCCTTTTGGTATTTTTTGCACAGCGTTATTTGGATTAGATAAAGGAGCGGAGTTAATTGCTGATATTGCTCCTACATACTTTGCATCTATTGCAGTATTAGTATCCGCATTCTTTGCTGCTGATGCAGTAGGTAAAAACAAGTGAAATTAGTTTTATTATTTTTGCTACTACTGCCGCTCTCGGCAGTAGCTAGCAAAGATATAGAATGTTTAGCTACTAATATTTATTTTGAAAGTAGAGGAGAATCCTTGGCGGGGCAAGTGGCTGTAGCCCATGTTACAATGAATCGAGTATTCTCCTCTAAATTTCCGAATAGTATATGTGAGGTTGTATATCAAGCTAAGTACGATCAAATGCTCCCTTTAAAGAATCAGTGTCAATTTTCTTGGTATTGCGACGGGCTAAAAGAAATTATAAAAGATAAAAAAGCTTATGAAAAAGCTAAAAATGTAGCTTTTTATGTCTTACACGGGGGACTAGATATAACAGACGGAGCTTTGTATTATCATTCCCATACTGTAAGTCCTGATTGGAATAAAGAAATGAATCACACGGTTACTATAGGTAACCATATATTTTATAAATGAGCTATTCAGAACAAGTTCTCGATCATTATAATAATCCTCGTAATGTCGGAAAACTAAACAAAGAGGATGAAGATGTTGGCACAGGCATGGTGGGAGCTCCTGCGTGTGGTGATGTAATGCAATTACAAATAAAGGTAAATGATAATGGAATTATCGAAGATGCTAGGTTTAAAACCTACGGATGCGGAAGTGCTATTGCTTCTTCCTCCCTCCTTACCGAATGGGTTAAAGGTCGTAGTCTTGACGAAGCTGGGAGTATTAAAAACACCGACATCGCCGAGGAACTCGCCCTCCCGCCCGTCAAAATCCACTGTAGTGTGCTTGCAGAAGATGCGATTAAAGCTGCGATCGAAGACTACAGGAGCAAACATTGATCCCTTATAAAGTATACGATAACTTTTTTTCACAAGAAGAACTAACATCAGTATGGCAAGAATTTGATAAAAATGTTTTATCAAAAGTAACTACTGACACAGGTACTGCAACTCACGAGGGACAGCCTTTAAAAGATAACTGGGGTTGCTGGCTTGGACATGTTTTTCCTGATAATAGTACTAAAATTCCTCAATCCCCCTATACTAATATTATAGAAAATATCGAAGCAGAGGAGGAATGGTTCTGGAGATATTTTTTAAAAACCAAGGCAAGTGCTTTATTATCTTATTACGGTGATGGGGACTCTTATGGAAAGCATTTTGATCAAACCCTAATAACTTGTTTAACTTGGTTAAATATTTACCCAGAGAAAACTTTTACAGGAGGAGATCTTATTCTGGAGGGCGGAAAAGACATCGTAGAGTACAAACATAATAGAACTGTTATTTTCCCCTCTATGATGTTTCATGAAGTGACTCCCGTGAAACTTCTAGACCCAGAGAAAGAATACTCAGGAAGATTTTGCTTAACTTTATTTTTTATGCAGGACGAAACATGATAGAAATAAGTAGAGCTGATATTATCAGCGAATATATTGTAAATTCTCAGGACCCTAGACGGTTTATAAAATTACCAATAGAACCCTACTTAGAGTTATTACAAGTTACCCCTTTAGAGTCTCAAATGGCATTAATAAATGCTATAAACAATCCTAAGTACAGGTTTGTATCTGCGGCTCTATCAAGGCGTCAAGGAAAAACTTATATTGCAAATATTGTAGGGCAATTAGTGTCTTTAATTCCTAATTCGCATATTTTAATTATGTCTCCGAACTATTCCTTGTCTCAAATATCTTTTGATCTTCAGAGAAATCTGATCAAGCATTTTGATCTAGAAGTAACTAAGGATAATGCGAAAGATAAAGTTATTGAATTATCTAACGGTTCTACAGTTAGAATGGGTTCAGTAAACCAAGTAGACTCAGTAGTTGGTAGAAGCTACGATCTTATTATTTTTGATGAAGCTGCACTAACAGATGGTAGAGACGCTTTTAATGTGGCTCTTAGACCTACACTTGATAAAGATAATTCAAAAGCTCTTTTCATTTCTACCCCACGAGGTAAGACTAACTGGTTTGCAGAGTTTTGGAATAGAGGCTTCTCAGAAGAGTTTCCTGAATGGGCCTCTATTAGAGCAACTTATAAAAGTAATCCTAGAATGTCGGAAAACGATATTAAAGAAGCTAGAAAGTCTATGAGTGAAGCTGAATTTAGACAAGAGTATGAAGCAGACTTTAATACTTATGAAGGGCAGATTTGGTCATTTGACGCATTAGAGTGTGTCGCTAATTTAGAAGACCTAGACGTATCTAGAATGGATGTATTCGCAGGATTAGACGTAGGTTACAGGGATCCTACTGCTTTTTGCGTAATAGGATATGATTGGGATGAAGAAAAATACTATGTATTAGATGAGTACTTAAACTCAGAAAGGACCACAGAGCAACATGCTACAGAGATACAGAAGCTTATGGATAAGTGGGATATTGACTATATTTTTATTGACTCTGCTGCTCAGCAGACACGATTTGACTTTGCACAAAATTTCGACATTTCTACCACAAACGCTAAAAAATCCGTACTTGATGGAATTGCACATGTTGCAGCCATTGTAGATAACAATAAACTTATTGTAGATCAGAGATGTAATGAAACTCTGTCCTGTTTAGATCAATATCAGTGGGACCCTAATCCTAATCTTGCTAGAGAGAAGCCTAGACATAACTATGCGTCTCACATGGCCGATGCTTTACGTTATGCATTATATAGTTTTGTTACTACTTCAACGGGATTTTGAGAACACCTACTTAAAAATAGTTGTTGACATCTTACCTCCCTTTGTATATAATTTCAGATAACTAGGATTAAAATGAAAGAACTTAAAAGAGACCCTGTTAAATATGTCAGAGACAAGGCAAAAGCAGGGTACAAAAAAGATACCAAGTGCTATATTTGTAGCGCTGAGATAGAGTTAGACTTTCATCATTACTATAGTTTAGCGCCTCTACTTGATCAATTCGTAAAAGAGAGGAACTATCATATAGAAGATATTAGAGATTTTAGAGAGGAGTTTATAAACGAACACTGGGAAGAGTTGTATGATTGGACTGTAACTCTGTGCCATACTCATCACTTAAAACTTCATTCTATATATGGAAGAAATCCTCCATTACATGCTGCCAAGAAACAGATGAGATGGACAGAGCTACAAAGAGAGAAACATTTAAATGGCTTGGTATAATTTTTGGAGGACAGAAAAACAAGTAGACTTGGACAAACTAAATCCTGTTCAAGAATACTATGCAGGAAACATCGAGCCTTCTAGAGAGTTCACTTTTAGTTACGAGAGGGCTTACGAAGACTTAGAAATTGTCAATCGTGGCGTTAATATGATCGTAGACGATTGTTCTGAAATTGATTATATAGTACATCCTCAAACAAAAGGTACGCCGGTTGTAAAAGGAAACAAAAGAAGTAAGATAGAACTACTTTTAAATACGGAACCAAATCCTTTTCAGGATATTTCTTCATTTAGAAGAAACCTTTTTACAGACTACTTACTTGATGGTAATATTTTTATTTATTTTGATGGGGTACACCTATACCACTTAGCAGCTCCTAAAATATCGGTACATGCGTCTGAGAAGACTTATATTTCTCATTATACCTTTGAAGGTGGAGCGGGTAAAAAGGTAAATTTTGACCCTAAAGAAATTATACATATTAAAGAAAACTCTTTCTATTCCACGTATAGGGGAGTATCTAGACTGAAGCCAGCATTAAGAACTATGATTCTTATGAGAAATATGCGATCTTTCCAAGATAATTTCTTTAAAAATGGGGCAGTACCGGGGTTGGTACTTAAAGCAAAAGACTCTCTATCAGAAAAAATTAAAGATAGACTGATTATGGCATGGACCACTAGATACCAGCCTCAATCTGGAGGTAAGAGACCTCTTATTCTCGACGGTGGAATGGAAGTAGATGAGATCTCTTCCACAAACTTTAAAGAATTAGACTTTCAAAATGCTATTTCTGAGAATGAAAAAATTATTTTGAAATCTTTAGGTATTCCACCAATTTTATTGGATTCGGGTAATAATGCAAATATTCGACCAAACATGAGATTGTACTATTTAGAAACAGTAATGCCGATAGTTCAAAAAGTAAGTTCTGCTTTAGAAAGGTACTTTGGATTTTGCGTAAAAGAAGATATTAGTGATATTCAATCTCTACAACCAGAACTTCGAGACCAGTCGAATTTTTATTCTACTCTTGTAAATTCTGGTATTATTACAGCAAACGAAGCTCGTGTTGCTATGAATTTTGAAGAAATAGACGGCTGCGGTGCTATACGAATACCTGCAAACATAGCAGGATCAGCAGCTAATCCGTCAGAGGGTGGAAGACCTGTAGATGAGGACCAAGTAGATGAGTAGTGTTAGACAAAGAAAAACTGCAATAGAGCAAGTAGCTAGAGATATTAAAGACTATAGTTTGGAAAGAGGAATTACTTATCCTGCATATTTACAAATTGTAGCACAACCTCTTCTTCCTTCAAGCCTTAGAAAAAGTTTTAAAAGTTGGAGACGTATGATCTCAGCAGTAGAAAAAGCGCACCCAGATGTATGGGATCATAGTATACAGGCTGCGCCGGAACCAGTAGCGACTCCAGAACCTACTCCAGAACCTGTAATTGCAGAAGATCCTCTGGAAGCATTGAAGAAGTCTAGTTCTACTGGAACTGAAGTTGAGGAAAGCGATGAATAAGATTTTTAATCTTACATCTACCTTCAAAGCATTAAATGAAGATGATGACGGAGTTCACATTTGTGGTATGGCAAGTACCTCAGATTTTGACAGAGCAGGGGACAGTATTGAAGCATCTGCTTGGACAAAAGGTGGGCTAAATAATTTTGAAAAGAATCCAATTATTCTTTTCAATCATAATTATGACAAACCTATTGGCAGAGCCACAGGTTTAAAAGTTACTGAAAATGGATTAGAATTGAAAGCAAAAATTTCAAAGTCTGCTCCAGATCATGTAGCTCAATTAGTTAAAGAAGGTATCCTTGGAGCTTTTTCCGTTGGTTTTCGAGTCAAGGATGCTGATTACATGGAGGAAACTGACGGATTAAAGATAAAGGATGCTGAATTGTTTGAAGTATCAGTTGTTTCGGTACCTTGCAACCAAGCAGCTACTTTTTCTCTGGCGAAATCTTTTGACTCTATGGAAGAGTACGAAGAATTCAAAAAAACTTTCAAAAGTGTCGATCTAGCCGGTCAGTCTCTGGCTAAGGATGAAGATTCATCGGTAGCTAGTCACACACCGGACGGAACCCAAGAGGTTCAAAAGGAGATCAAAATGTCGGAAGAGAATAAAACTCCCGAAATCGACTTGGCTGCATTTGCAAAGCAGGTGGCAGAAGAGACTGCTGCTAAGATTGCTATGCAACAGGCCGAGCAGAAAGCAGCCGCAGAAAAGGCTGCCGAAGAAGCAGAGGTTAAAGCTAAGGCTGAAGCCGAAGCAAAAGCTGCTCAAGAAGCAGAAGTTAAATCAGCAGTGGCTGTAGGTGTTGAGTCAGGCGCAGAGCGTTTGATGTCAGACATTGAATCTAAGCTGGCTGAAAAAGACGCAAAAATGGAAGAAGTAATTAAGCAATTTTCTGCTCAGCTTGCTGATAAGAATGATGAAATTACTAAGATGCGTGAAAGCAAGAGAGTTTTCTCTGCTGATCGCGCTTCTTCTTCAGAAGACCTTTCACCTTTCGCAAAGGATTTGATGTATGGTCATATTCTTGGTGTAATTACTAACAAAGGCTGGAACACGGCTTATGGTAAGAATATGCTTCAAAAAGCTGGTATCGACTATCCCAACGATGGTGGTTCAGTAGTTGGTGCAGACCAAGAGTATCCTAACATTGCTACTACAGTATCATCAGCAATTGAAAAGGAAGTACTGAACGAGCTTCGCCTCGCTCAAGCATTCCGTCAAATTCAAATGCCCGCAAAGACGATGGTAATGCCTATCCAGACCGATACTAATCTGGCAACTTTCCAGAATAGCACTCCTAAGGATGGTAATGGTAATCCTACTGCAGACTTGGAGAATCGTACTCAGGTAGCTGGAAATACTTATACTCCTGGTCAGGTAGTTCTGCAAGCTCATCGCTTGCTGTCAGCTACTTACATGGATAACATCGTTGATGAAGAAGTACTTATCAACTTGATGCCTATGCTTGTAGAGTCTATTGCTCGTTCACACGCTCGCGCAGTAGATAACATGATTCTTAATGGTGAATCAGGCCTTGTACAAGGTCTTGAATTTCATGCTGTAGCTTCAGGAGGCGGTTCAGTAGACCTCGACGGTAATACTATCGCTACAGGCAACTCTGCTACATTGACTGCAGAATTGCTCCTCGACGCACGTAAGGGCATGGGTAAGTATGGTTTGAATCCTGCTGATGTACTTTATGTAGTATCACAGAAGTATTACTATGATCTGATTGCAGATCCTGGTTTTGCTGATATTACTGATGTTGGTTCAAACATTGCTACCAAGATCACTGGTACTATTGGTGCTGTATATGGTAGCCCTGTTGTTATTTCTGATAACTTTGAATCAGATGCAGCAGGCGGTACAGTTGCATATGCAGTTGCTCCTCGCAACTACGTTATCCCACGTCTCCGTGGTGTAATGGTAGAACAAGACTACGAAGTAGCTCGTCAGCGTCGAGTTATTGTAGGTTCTCAGAACCTTGGCTTTAATGAGCTCGTAAATGGTACTACTAATAACGAACCTTGTGTTAAGGTTGTTACCACTGCGTAATAAACCTTTTTTAAGCTCGGGGGACTTCGGTCCCCCAAGTTTTTACTAATTGACTTATGGCAGATTTTATTACAATAGATGAATATAAAGCTTTGGAAGGTATCACTTCTGGTACTGAAGACGAGAAGCTTGAGATATTAATTCCTTCAGTAAGTCAATTAGTAAAAACTTACTGCGCAAATAGTATTATTGATTATGCTACTAGCGCAAAAACGGAGTTGTTTACTGTAGACTATAATAGTCACCTATTACAGCTTACAGAATCGCCTTTGATTGCTGTAACTAGCGTTCGAATAAAAGAAGAAATTGGAGACTCTTTTACAGCTTTAAGTGCAACAGATTATAATTTAGATAAGAAAACTGACAGTATTATTCGTATCTCTGGTACTAGCTATAAGAATTGGCCAAAAGGTCCAGAATGCGTAGAAGTTGTTTACACAGCAGGATATACAAGTACTCCTGCTGACTTAAAATTAGCAGTAGCAGATTTAATTACTTATTATTTAAGAGATGAGCACAAGCCTAGACAGTCTCTTTCCGGAGCTACCCAAGAAACCACTGAAAGTGGAGCAAGGGTAGGGTTTCCAGGGCATATTAGAAGAGTGCTCGACTTATATAGACTTATTCTATGAGCCAGACAACAGTACGAAAGGAAGTAGCAGACAGATTACTAAAATCTCTTTCAAAAGAGAATAATCCGATTATAAGAAAGGCAATAGAAACAGGGGGCAGACCCCAGATTATACAGTTAAGAGATTTAAATTTTATAAAAGATACTATTAATAAATTAATAGAAAATGAAGAGATTCCGGATTTAAAAATAAAACTTACTCAAAAAAGATTAAACAAAGCAAGAGAATTCGCAGAAGCAATGCAAACCCGTTGGGTGTCTAAGCAGGGCTTAGCAAAAGTAACAGAAACAATAGCATATAAGATGATGCTGGCTCGTAGACCTGAAATTGCCGCAGATATAGCAAATGGAGTTAGTTTTATAGTAGGAAGTTTTAGAAGTTTAAGAACTTTAAAAAATAAAATTGTAAATTTTGTTTTAGAAGAAGAGAGCGAAGAGATAAGGAGGATCGTAAGATCTAAAGTACAACGAGGACACGGAGTGGAAGGCGGAGACGCCGTTTCCACTGTACAAATTGCAGAAGCAGCCGGCGTTGCTGCCTCTGAAGGAGTAAATCTTGCGAAAACTCCTGGGCTAACAAACTATTTAGAAGAGCAATTTACTACTTACGATATTCCAAACGTAAGTAGGCAAGTTGAAATTATAGAGAATGTGTTAGTTGAGTACCAGGCTTTCATTAGTGCTTCTGGAAAACTAACAGCAGATTATATACCGATTGTAACATTTCAAGACTGGTTTAGTAATGTAGGATTAGATTCTAGAACGGAAAGATTAATTTTACAAGTTGTAAGAGAATTTTTTGAAACAAAAGTATCCGCTCAAGAACTTGTAAATATGGAAGGCTCTAAAAGCATAAAAGATAAGATAGAGTCACATTTTGTTGAGAAACTGACAAAAGATTTAAAAATAGCAAAGACTACAAGTAGGATTCCTAAGAATACAGGAAGTGATAGTAAAAGAAAAAAAGCTAGCTCTAAAAAAGTTAAATCTAAGGCAGTAGCTCCAAAAAAGACGGGGCCAAAAAGTTCAGCTGCTTTTGCAGTAGCTAGAAAACCCAAATCAAAAACTAAAGGTAATACAGTTACACTACCAAAGTTACTAGGGGTTTTAAATAGAAATCTTCCGACAGTAGTTGCTAAGAATATGGGAGATCCTAGACTTAATTATAGAACAGGAAGATTTGCTAACTCTGTCAGGGCAGTAGGAATAAATAGAACTTCAGGAGGTTTTCCTAGTATTGCATATACTTATCAGTTAAGCCCCTATCAAACTTTTGAACCAGGGTTTAAACAAGGAAGCCCAGACAGAGATCCTAGAAAACTTATTGACTTGTCTATACGAGAAATAGCGGCTCAATTTGCTTTAGGAAGATTGTACACCAGGAGACAATAATGGCAGAAAATAGACTGTATACTACTAGAAGGCAGTCTATAGTTAATGCTTTAGTGGAAGCACTAAAAGGTATTAATGGATCAGGAGATTTTGTCAGTAATGTATTTAACAATGTTTCTCCTAGACTTAAATTTTGGGATGAAGTAGAACAATTTCCTGCCGTTCATCTAAATGCAGGTTCTGAAACTAGAGAATATCAGGGAGGCGGATATAAGGATAGATTTCTGAGTATTTCCATAAGAGTTTATGTTAGACAAGAAAACGCTGTGGACGCTCTAGATTCTCTGCTAGAAGATATAGAGACTGTTTTGGAAGACAACTCTAGAATAGCTTATACTGATAAGCAAGGAAATACACAATATACTCAACAAATTAGTATTCTCAGTATAGATACTGATGAAGGAGTTTTGGAACCTTTAGGCGTAGCAGAAATGCTGGTAGAGGTTCGATACTAGAAAATACTGGCAAGAGCAAAAGCTCACGACCAAGTCTTTTCAAGATAGCTTTAGGAGAAAACTATGGCAAATAATTTATATTTTAGCCGCGATGCTAAACTCTTTGCTACATTTAAGAATGCCTCAGGAACTGTACAAGCAGCCTGGGAGATTCCTATTTTGGAAGGTTTTAGTTTTTCACAAGGCAATGAAAGCTCAGAAATTACTCTGAGTGAGATGGAATCCTCCGGTGGAGTGTCTCGTAGAGGCAGACGTTTGTTTAATACGGCTCTTTCTCCCGCAGAATGGAGTTTTTCTACTTATGTAAGGCCTTTTACAGCAGTAACAGCGCATACTGGCTATAGCGAGGGAGACCATCACGCAGTAGAAGAAGTACTTTGGGCACAAATGGCCGGAGCCGATGACTATAATACTGCAGCGTTTAGATCTGCAAAATTTGGTAATGGTGCAGTAACTACTACAGATAATACTGATTTAAATATTTCGTTCGCACAGTCAAACCGTGCAGTGCTACAGCCTATGGATTTATATTTTGTTATTGAAACAAATGCAAGCAATCCTGTAGTTTATAAGCTCGAAGATGCTGTAGTAAATGAAGCTTCAGTTGATTTTGAGGTAGATGGTATCGCTACTGTTAACTGGTCTGGTTTTGCAAAAGAAATCAAGGATTGGACGGCAAAGACTAATCTTAGCACAGCATTTACGAGTACAGCGGCTGGTAACATTCATTTGGATACTGACAATGATAACGCTTTCACTTATGATGATGGAAATGCAGGCGTTGCTGCAAAAGATTTTGCAGTTTCTGATACGGATAACTTTATTCGTAATCGTTTGTCCCAGGTAAGTCTTACTGCAGCAGACATTGCTACATTCCCAGGTGCATCTACTAACGGTGTTTATAACCTTACCCTTACGAATGCAAATATTACAATTAGTAATAACATTGAATATTTAGTACCTGCTGAGATTGGAAAAGTAAATATTCCGGTAGAAAATGTTACAGGTACTCGTACAGTTACAGGTTCTATGAGCTGTTATATTAACTATAACGATAGCGACAACAGTGGTACTTCTACCGACTTGTTTAATGATATGAAAGGATCAGCTGCTTTAGACAAAGTTGTTAATGATTTTCAAGTAATTCTTAAGCTCGGTGGTGCATCAGGTAAGCGCGTAGAATTTACTATGGCGGATGCTCACTTAGAGATTCCTGTTCATAATATTGAGGATGTTATTTCTTTCGATATTAACTTCCATGGGCTTGATTCTATTGATGGGGCAGATGAAGTTTCTATTGCATACTTCGGTTAATAGTTGATTTCTATTAATACTAAAGCGGGCTTCGGCCCGCTTTTCTTTTTCACCTTCTAAAAATAAATCTTGACTTTTTTCCTGCCTTCACCTATACTATATAAATATGCAGTACTAACAACCCCAAATTGTTAAAAGGATAAAATATGAGTGACAAACCTGTTTCTCTTTCAAGTCTAATCACTGAAAGTAAAACTGTAGGTATTGATTTTCCAGGGTTTCCTGGCTGTAACGTAGAACTTTGTTATT